TTTATTCTGGACAATGCGCTCAATATTTTATCAGAATTAACATAAGTCGCTTTGCTTTCTCGTTCATTGTCTTCTTTCAGTTGAATAGCTTGCTTACATAAATAAACATTTACAGTTTCTTGTTTTAGTTCATCCAGGGGTAGCTTAGATAATTCATCTAATATCTTTTGAGTATCCCCTGCAAAACTCTTAACTATTTTACCTATATTATTAATGGATATTGTTTCTTCTAATGTAGTCGTATTACGGCTATCTCGTGTCGGTGACACGGCTATCTGGGTTGGCTCGTAAAGTTTTTCGGCTCGCAAAAACACCTCATTTACGATATAAGTTTTACCAGATCTACCTCTTATAGCTTTTATAATATTAAGTTTATTTAAAGTTTCCAGGCATTCTTTGATAGTGGTCCGGCAAAGACCTGTATCTTTGTGTATTGTTTCATGTCTCAAGCCTGCCTTATATCCATTTTTTTTCCAGGCATATTTCATCACAGACAAAAAAACATTTAAACAATAAGACTTCTTAACCCCATCCAATATATCCATATGATGATATAATTTATAGGTTATGTGCAAAAATCCTCTACTTACGTTCATTATTTATCCTTTCTTTTTTTAGATTTACAATTTAATTTGTGGTGGTCGTGCAAGGATCTCAAGATTTTAACCCATTGGTCCTCATTCATTAGCTGAAACTCTGTCTTAGAAGCTCGTATACGCTTGATTCTAAAGGTTAGGCTACCCTTTGTCGATTCTTTGTAAAATACGAGCCAGCAGGGTATATTTAGGCGTTCAGCGATGATCTTTGACAGGGTTGTAGCTTTAAATTTCTGACCTTTGTCATAGCACGTCTCAATTATAGCTAAAGGCTCATAACAATAAGCGCAGCACTCGACAGAATCAACATCAATATAAGCAATTCCGTCATATTTTCGATGAAAATCTGAATATAATCCATTACTAAAAGCATATACATCTCTAGCCATTATTTTTTTAATATCCTTATTTCGTTTTCTTTCTCTTCAATCTCTTTTTCAAGCGCAAAAATTATATTTTCTTGTTTTTTTATAAATTTCTTGGCTCGTTCTAATTCTTTTTTACAATCAGTTTCGTCAAAAATTCCAGAATATGTCATTTTTCATATATTATTTTTTTAACTACTGATCTAGGATAAGCAGTTATATTTCCAACAGATAGTTTATCTTCATCATAAAAAAATGAGGTAAATATTTTTACTACTTTAGAATCTTTATAATATAGGTATCCTATATCCTCGCACCAGGTATAGCTAAATTTATCAACATCTGCCAGATCATCGTACCATTGACTTGAGCTGCATATATCAACCCAAATAATACGAACTTTCTTGTAAGGTAGTTTTTTTTTGATCATTTTCATTCCGTTATATAAATATAATCATCCGTTGACAACTACTATAAATGCCTGTAATACCTAACAAAAAATGGAAAACAAAAAAATAGAAAAAGCATTTTCAATATTTAATGGTGGAGAAGGATTGGATCATTGGTCTTACTCATCTACTAGTACACCTTTTTCAAAAAATATTATTGGTTACAGTTTCCCTCAAGAAGTTAGAAGGAAGTTTCCATTTAGATACAAAGCAAATTTTGGTAACCTAGTAAACAATGTGGTCCAGAAACAAATTGCAGATGTAATTTATAAATCAAAGACAATCAAAGAGACAGAATGGGATCGAGATTATAAAGTTTGTTTCGATCAAGAAAAAGAAAACATAAATGCAAACCCACCGGTTGACGCAAAAGATAAGTATGGCAGAGAAGCGATGATTAAGTTTGCAGAAGATTGTATTCCAATTACAAAAAAAGTTGTGCAGCAGATTGTTGAAAAAGATAAATTAGTTTGCGAAAGATATGTTGAACTAAAAGAATTTGATATGATTAAGCCTGTCATTGGTCGTATTGATTATGAGACTAAAACAAAATTTATAGAATTAAAAACTAAACCACCTAATTTAAGGAAGGTTAAAGGTAAAGAAGAGTGGAACATGATCACTCAAGAATTACCTAGTGAACCAACAATAGAAAACCTTACACAAACTTCGTTCTACTACATGGCAACAAAAAAGATACCTTACTTGGTATATGTTAATGATAAAGATTATGTCATTTTTGATAAAAGCCATGAGTTAATGAAGGCAGACCATTTGCAATATCTTTACAATAAAATGATTGATAAGATTTTATTGTGGGAGAAGATGATTATGTTTTGTGAAGGCAACATTGAGAAGTTAGCTTTGATGATGGAGCCACCGGATCTTAATCATTTCTTTTACTACAAAGATTTAGCAGATGAACAAAAACAATTAATAACCAAACTATGGGGAATAAAATATGAGTAGTGAAACAAACGTATATCAAATGAAGGGAAACAATATGAGTAATATACACAAGAAACTTTACAATGCTTGTAATAAAGCAAGTGGTGTAAAAAAAGGAAATAAGAATGGCGCACCTTTTAGTCCACTATTGCATGATGATGTGCAAAGAGTGGCAATGGCAGCTTTTTTAGAAAATGGTTTATATCCAACCTGCAATTATGTAACAGACATTACAGATAGATATGTAGTTGTTACTTGCACTATGAGAATAACTGACATCGATGATCCAAAAAGTTTTATTGTGATCGATGGATGTACTGCTATGGGTGGATTAGATAAGTACGGAACAGGTCAAGCAATGTCATACAGTAGAAAGTATGCGTTCTTGAATGCGCTAAACTTAAAGACAGGAATGGATTTAGAAGATGGTTACAATGCTAAACCATTTCAACAAAATTCTGTAGAGCAATCTTCAGAACCTACATACATGGATGATGAAGTGGATGTAGAAGAGATCATCAAAAGGATCGAACAAACTAAAACTACTAAACAATTATCAGTAGTTAAGAGCCAAGTTAGATCAGTTGTTGGTCATCTTAAAACTAATAACTTCAAAGCATACGAACAGATCAGAGATCGTTCTGCTGCGCATGAAGTCAAACTAAACAATAATCAACAGTAGTTGATATAACCAAGGAGTAAACATGGATAATCAATCCGACAAGATATACATCAACCTAACCAAGAATAAAGATTGGAAGTCTCCAACAGATAAACTTCCTGTCTATGTGGGTCCAAAAAATATGAAGCACCCAGATAAGAACTGGACCATTGGTGTAAACATAAATGGTAAGTGGTATAACCAGGCTGCCTTTCCGTCTAAAGATCAAGACGGCAATGTCAAGGAAGGTGAGTTGACAGTAATTTTAACACCAAGTGGAGCAGGTAAACCTGCGAATAATAGCTTTGCAAAAGCTAATGATGGTGGTAATAACGAATATACCTTTTAACTTAGGCTAAAGGGTATCTAGCAGGGTGGGGTTTTTTTTCCCTTTCCGTTTTCCCCACCTTGCTTAAAAAAGGATTTAATATGACAGACAATATAAAAGAACCAGAACACTATATAGCAAATAAGATTGAACCTATTGATTTTATAATTCAAAATAATTTTGATTTTTGTGAAGGCAATGTAATTAAATATATTTCTAGATATAAAAGAAAGAATGGTATTGAAGATCTTAAAAAAGCTAAACAGTATATAGATTTTTTAATTAAAAAAGAAGTTGAAAAAACTAAATAAGTATGACAAAATTTAAAAGAATTATCAATGGAGAGTGTCATTTTCAAATGATCGAACTCTTTGATGATGTAAAGAAGGCTGCAAACAACTCGAATAGAGGAGAGTTTGTAGAAGTAAAAATCGATAACTTAAAGTACGATTTTACAACAGTAGCAAAGGAGCATGATGGAAGACATCAAAGTTCGTCTGCAAAAGCTAAAGGATCTTCAAGCGAAGAAACACAAGAAGTTCCTGGAAGCAAAGTACAGAGTAAATAAGTATCAACAAGATTCTTATAAATTACTTTGGCAAATAGAGCAGACAAAAGAAAAGTTAATGGCAAGTTAAGTTATTAACTTAATAGTTGAAAAAAAAGAAAGGAAAACGTAGGGGATCTATGACTATAAATGTAAGCATACACTATAATAAACACATCAATAAATTAAATCAAAATCACTTTATCTATAAAGTTAAAAAAGCATTTTACCTTTTAACAAGCCAAGAAGAAAGATTATATGAGGTAGGGTTTTCAGAAGGATTTCTGTACGCAGCAGAACTAATGCAAAGACAACCAATAATGGATAGTAATAATAAAACTAAAGTTGCTACTACATTTAAAACAAAGAGCGCAAACTTGGAAGTCGTATCTAAACTTGTAGATAAAGTGTGTGAGAAATATACTGTAAGCAAACATGACATCTTCAGTAAAGGTAGAACAAGGGATGTAGTTCGAGCAAGAAGTATAATCTATAATCTATTATATGAAGGTTACAATGTTAGCTTATCTTCTATGGCTAGATTATTTAATCAAGATCATACCACAATCATTCACTCATTAAGAAATAAACAAGACAAGAAAAATTATTGGGGTGCAGAAAATTCTATCTGGGAAGAGTTTGAAGAATTAAAAAGAATTACTTTTTAAATCCAGACTTCATATTCTTGTAAGACTTAGAACTAATTGTAGATTTCTTTTTGCTTCTTGAAGTACCTGCTTTTTTACGTTTGTTAATATTATAGTACAAACCTTTTTTAGCAGTTTTACCAGTAGCTGTTTTGTGATAACCTTTTTTCATATTGCTCCTTATGTTGTTTAAGTTTTAACTCACAATAGTTGTCAAAGCAACTACCATCTTTGCCATCATGACAAAAATATTCTCTTTTAGCTGTGACAATCCAACCACCATTATCACTAATTAATTCTTTGTTACATTCCTTGCAGTAACCACAAATAAAAGATTTAGCTTTTGGTTTTTTCCATCCCTTTTTTTTCATTAACAGTTCCAAGCACGAAGTGATTTATTAATTCTACTGTTAGGATCTCTTGCAGTTTTAGCTGAAGTCAATTTCTTCTTCATGCCTTTCATTCTCGCACAGAAGCTAGCTCTTCTTTTATTACCAACTTTTTTACTTGGTGCTTTTAGATTGCCACCAGTAGCACGATTATAACTTCGTCTACCTTTAGCATTCAATCCACCTTTGGGATTCTTTCCTGCTTTACGTTGCCATGCTGCTGTCTTTGCCATAACTTATTCTACTATCTTTTTAATTGCTTTACTACCATCAATATTAGATTCTAATATAGCATCTACCTTTCCACATTTATATTCAATATTATCATTTGCTCCTCGTTCTGCAACACGTTTACCTTTCAAGCAATCTGACATAGCAGGTTGTATTCTGTGTTCAGTTAATTCACCTGCAACAAACATACAAAGAGCCACAACTG